AAACCATTCGCTTTGATCTTCTCTACGATGTCTTTCATGATGCGCATTTCCAGTTCAGACATCAGCTCAACAAATGGCTGTGGGATCTGTTCCAGCTCGCCCTGCGTCATTCAATTACCTCTGCCGGCTGCTGAATGGACTTTTTCGCCTGTTCTTCAGATTCACCATAGTATTTCGCACGATACTCCCACAGCTGCATTGCGCCCATCGCTACATCTTCTCTATCGGTTTTTCGCTCCTTATCCTTATCTACGATCACGCTATCATCGAAATCTGTGCACAGTTCAAATGAACCCGGTGGGGCAAGCTTGCCAATTGTGGTCCAGGCATCCATCGCATTTAGAAGACCAAGAAGGGCATCTCTTAAACTGTTTTGAATTGCTTTTACCATTGCATAGGTTCGCTGTTTTCCACTTTTGATCTCCTCTGCCGTTTTTTCCACGAGCTGAGGATCGGATAATGTACCATAAGCAAGACACGAATTAAATTCGACTCGCTGAAGGATTCTGTTGAAGCCATCAAAGAAGCTTTCGTTTCGAATCTCTGGAGAGTACACATTGAAAAATGGAGCACCATTTTTATCGCTCACATCACCCATATCGCGGAATAAGCGTTCCTTGCCTTTTGGCATAATGGCATGGCCCTCGCGGTCTTTCTCGAAGAAATCTTTACCAGCCTGCACAGCTGTTTCCTTTGACCGATATTCCCACATGATCGCGCCATAGTGCTGATCGGCATCTTTGATATGCTTAACCGCTCTGGAATATATGGAAACACCTAATGGGCTGTATCGATCGGTATTGTTTGCCATTGGAATTCTCAGATACGAAAAAAGTGGACAATTTGCACCAGTCATGATTACTTCTGGTTCCAAATCTGCCCACTCTGAAACTTCTGTCAAGGAGACTTCAATTCCTAAGTTGATGATATCATTTATTTTTACAGCTGCCTTGCGGCTTTTAAATGCTTTGTTCCGAATCCGATAGGTCTGTGTCTGTGCATCGTACTCTTGATATTCCAGTTTGGTATAGAGCCATTTTCCTTTGTGTTTAAACTCTGGAAATATGGCTGCTGTAATCTGCTTTGCCGAGTCAAACGCAACTGGAAAGAAGCTATCGGACTGAACATAGTCAATTGCGATGTGCTGTCCACTAATATATGGCTTTAAGATCAGTCCTCCACCTGCACAAGCATATTCAACGATGTCCGACAGATCTTTTTTTACTTTTTTCAGTTCCTGATCCAAAAAGGCTGCTCTTGCATCTCCATCGACGCAAACCCTCGCCTCCATGGTCACTGCTGTTGCCATCTCGGAGCAAATCGCAGAAGGAATTTCACAGCTCATGACATCCATGCTCGGATCTAGCCAAGGTGCCTGATTTTCATACATTTTATTCCACAACAGAATTTTTTGTGCCATGTCTGTGCTGATCGCTATTTCCACTTTCATAGCCTGTTGGATGTTCTCATAATAGATCACTGTTCTTCACCTCCTCTGTCCTCTCTTACTCCTACGGGAAGGAAATATTTTATCTTTTTCCACATGCCCATTACCGCATATCGGGTGCCATCCTCGCAGTGGTCATTGATTTTTAGCACCTCTTCTTTTCCCTTTTCTATGCTTTTCTCATCATACTGATAACGTCCCATCTCTTTGATTAGCATTGTCTGTTTTCGACTCAGGATCAATCGCTTAAATGATAACAGCTTCTGCACACGGCTAATTCCGAGCTTAACCGTGTTGTCTGCGTCCTTCACGGAAATATCTGGCATCAGGCGCTTGATTTCCTCTGCCAGACCTTTTGCCGATGGATCAATGAATATCCAAGATATTTTTCTGTCGTATTCTTGTTCTAATTTTTCACAGAATTCCTTGAAATCTGCCGCATATTTGGATGGCGATTTCTGACCAGATTCTCGGCCACAATGATAATACTCATCCAAACCACGCAGGCATTGGTGTCTATAGTCAATGCCAAATGCTTCGAATGTTGTCGGATTCTTTTGACCATAATCGATGCCGATTCCGATTTCTCCAATGGCTTTCTTTTCTTCCTCTGGCAGATCGTCTTCGACGTGGATCTGTTGGTTGAACATATAGTAGATCAGCTCGTCCACACCTACACACTCGCCACCCCATACCCACTTATACATCTTCGGATCGACACTTCTCATTGCCTCTGCACTCTCGATCAGTGCCTTTCCTAACCATGTTTCTGGAACATCCTGATAGGTTGTGTGGATGTGGATTGTATCAGGTCGCTGCTCCATCTTTTTTAGCCATGCCATGATCGGCGCATTTGGATTCTTAGGTGGGTTAAACAGATAGATCATCTGGAAATCATTGTCAACATTTCCTCTGACAAAGGTTGCCTCAATGTTGGCCAACTCTGCCTCGCCTTCACCGTCATCAAAGAATTCCGTTGCCTCATCAATGATGACCAGCTTGATCGGCTTATCTTCGTCGATGATACCTTTTGTATCATCGATACCATCAGATCCAGCAAAGTAAATTGTTGTATTATACTTTTTGTAGGTGATCTCCATTGGAGATTTTGTGATGTAGAACCGATTCTTCGGAATCTGCAGACGATTGGTTCCACGAAGCATTTCTTTATAGACTGTCTTACGCAATTTATTGTGATGCTTACGAAGAACAACAGCCGATCCCTTTGGATCAGCTGTGATCTGGTAGATGGTTCGAATGCCGGCATAGCTTGACTTTGTTCCGGATCTTCCAGAAGTTAAGATGATGTGCTTGTGCTTTTTATCATTGAACAGCGGCAGATATTTCGGAATGACGATATCGGATATTTTAACCTGTTTCTTCGGTCGCTTCTCCAATTGTTTTTTCACTTGATTCTCTGTCTGCATCATTTATAATCTCAACTCCATCATCTTCATTTTCAACTGGCTGGGCGGATAAGCGCTCTGTCTGAGCCTTAATCTGGGCAATGCGTGCGCGCTGCTCCTCGGTGGCTAAGTCCATATGATCTGACAACCATTGAAGAGCTTTCATTCTATCTGCAAGCTTGATGCTTGCCCCATCGCGGCCTTGTTTCACCTCTGCCAAAATGGTGCCATCTACTTCAGCAGATGGGCGAAATCGGACAGTGTTCACAGTTTTGGTAAGCTCTTTTTCTTCGCCGGTATCAGGATCTTTGACCTTTACTGGCCCATACAGCGCCATGACAGGGACCTCTTCAGTACCAAATTCGAGATAGTCTGTGATGTCAGCAAAGGCGATATCCACATACTTCTGGAATATATCATGCTCATCCAGCAACTCACGATTTAGGCGGTTCTGTTTCAAACGCTGAATTTCCGTTTTTATGACCACATTTAACAACAGTTCATAACCATGTGATCTTGCTGTCAAATAATCACATTGATAAGCTTTCTGATAAGCTTTTGTTGCATTAAATGATCGAACATAAAACAGGCAGAAAAGCCGCTGTTTATCAGTTAAATCAGCATTTTCTATTACCTTTTCAATTGCTTCCTCTGCCTTTTCTTTTTTGGGGCTATTTTGTGTGCACACTTTTTTCTGATTTTGTGTGCACACCTTTTTCCCATCCTTCAACCATTTGTATCTTGTCTTCCAAGACTTCACTGTGTTTATGGTGACACCATACTTTTCAGCAATCTCTTTGTATTTCATTCCCTTGCAGTAATCTATATACGCAAGGTCATAGTTTTGCGGTTTTAAGTTTTCATCCAATCCTCACCACCTCTCATTCATGTCTGTTTTGGGCATAAAGAAAAGCAGCCCCGAAGGACTGCCTTAAATCACGTAAAAGATTTATTTTTTAATCACTGCTGACAATACAGTTATTTTTTCTTAAACCCGTATCATAATAACTTTCATTCTGTGTGATTAAATATACTATATCATTAAACAAGAAAAGGCGAAAGTTTTCGTTCAAAGCTGCTTCTGCCGCTTTTGTAATTGTACCAAAATATTGTTTTTCGTCTGTATTGAATACTCTGACCATTAACATATAGTTTTTCCACCTT